GGACTCTCTCTTTCGAGAGGGCTAGCTTCGCTAGTTGTTCAATCTTAACAAGATGAACTGGTCTTCTCATTTATTTGAGGAGACTTCTTATGAGAGACTATAAAGCCCGTACAGGTGTCGGTAAAACCGTCATCTATTACGAGCCTGAAGCCTATTGCACTCCAACGCCACCCGCGCCTTCTTCTTTCGAGTACATCAAGAAAGAGTCGGCACGTAGTGACATTGTACAAGGCAATGGGATTCATCCCACATCTTACTGGGCGTTCGAAAGGACGTTTTCGCCAGGAGTCTACGACTACTGGCGAAGTTCCAAACAAAGGTGTAAGTCTTTCGGAAAACCGACTATCTACTATGAAAGTCATGTTTCCGGAGACACCCAGATATCTCCGCCCTTGGTTCAACTTGAACCGGGAACGAAATATCCTCTGATACCTAGTAACTTCATTTCTAGGGCAACTAACCAACTTCTCAGTCAAGTATCATCTACTAAGATGAACTTGTCTGTAGTTGCTGGCGAGATGCTATCAGAGGCGGGTCAACTTACAAAATTACTTCAGCAGATTGGTCGAGCATTGCTCGCCATTAAGCGTAAGAAGTACAAACTCCCTCTCAAGGAGCTTGGTTTTGTAAGAGGGAGTAAACACAAGGGCCTAAGTAATGCTTATTTGGCTTGGCACTTCGGTATCAAGCCTTTAATCACTACCGCTGTCGGGTTAAAATCCGGCATCGATAATGCCCTTGACAATCCATCGAACTTGCTATCAGCTCGTACGGTGGTTCAGGATAATCCGCCTATGCCTATTATAGGGCTTTGGCGAATTAGCGGGGAGCTTACACGTGGCGTCCAAGTTGGCGTCAAGTATAAGATCGATGACCCGTCACTCAGTTCATTGCGCAAGTTGGGGCTTGTTAACCCCCTTCTTACCGCTTGGAACTTAGTGTCCCTCAGCTTCGTGATTGATTGGTTCGTTTCCATTAGTGGTTTCTTGAAGGGCCTTTCGGCCCCTCTCGGGTTAACTTTTCATTCCGGTTACTATACCGAGTTCGTCAAGACTAACCTCCAGTTTGAGGATGGCTACTATGCCATTAACCCTTATCCTGGATACTACACTGGAAAGTTCCCTAATTTCACGATTACTGAGAAAGCTATGAAACGGAATCCTCTGTTTTCGTGGCCATCCCCACAGATCACTTACAAATTTGATCTTGGGGCGGGGCAAGTCACCACTTTGGCGGCTTTAGCCTCTTCACTGCTTCTTTAACAGGAAGCCCTAACAAAAGGAACAGACATCATGTCTACCTTTACTGCCATCACGGTCGACGACCGTGAGCCAACTCCAGTAGCCCATACTTACACACCGAACTCCCGCTCTCCAGCGGGTGTGTTCGAATTCGTGGAACGTACGGGCACTCCCATCGGTGACTCGAAAATCACCGTGTCGAGTGGAGAAACGTCCGCGGGAAACTTCAAAGTCCGCGTCCGTATCTCCGACCCCGTTGTCGTCAATGAGACGATCAACGGCGTCGTTGTGCCGAAGATTGCCCGAACAGCCTTTGCAGGCCTCGAGTTTACCTTCAGCAATCGTTCATCCGAACAGGAACGCAAGAATCTCATCGGCAAACTCGCCAATGCTCTTGCTGACGACCAACCGACCATGATGGCGGTTTGTCGGGACCTGGAAGGACTCTACTAATATGAAGCATTCATTTGCTTCGTTGCGGTGGCTCCTTTCCATCCTGAGAGAAAACAAGGTCAAGACCGTTCTCGGCTTGTCTTGGGTTTCTGTTGTTGCTATCGCAGTAACCTTTGTCGCAATTCTGCTGCAAAGTAATCCTGGTGATGCGGATCTTATCCGCGTTCTCCAGATGTTACTGGACATTCAACAACCGATTCCAGATTCTCGGGTTATGTACGCTTAACGTGCGTACGTAGGACCATTTTCCCTTTTTACATCCCTAAGGAGTAAGATAGAATGACTAAACACGAAATGGACATCAAGCCCACTAGTGCCCAGATTGCTATTGGGAAAAGGAAGTTTACGAAGAAGACCAGAAGGTGTCTGAACTTCCTCCCGGCACACATCGGTGCGAGCTTTCAGTGTGAGTTGATTGACCTTGTTGATCAACTTGCTCTTACTGAAGGCTTTAAGGGTGCGTACTTACAATCTCAGCTTCTCTCGAAGTACTGCGATAGTAGCACTACCCCACCAGATGAACGATCCTCAGCCGCCTTAGCAAAGTGGCTCTCGACAGAAGATCGTAACTCGAGAACAAATCAGCGTCTCCTTATTGGAGATGTCGATTTTGGTTGGACCACTTCTGATCAGGTTATTACCTATACCAGGAAGTTCATCCGTGACGTTATTGGTGATGAGCCAGACCCGTTTTTGTTTGTTGGGTCTAATCATACCAATGGCGCCAGTTCCCGAGTCGGTCGCAGCGTAACTGCCGCGGCCTCAAAGTGTACCGGTACAGCACATGTGACGGAGCTCGCTCGAGGTCACTGGTCTCAATTGATGCTTAACACGCATCTAGAAGATCAGCCCCTTGAGTTAGTCGAGTCGTCAGTGCTGTTCACTGTTCCAAAGAGTTCACATATTGACCGAGTGGCTTGTAAAGAGCCTGAGGTCAATATGTTCCTTCAGAGAGCAGCCGGAGACTTCATTCGAAGTCGTCTCCTACGGTTTGGCATTAATCTTAATGACCAAACCATCAACCAAAACCTTGCTCGAGATGCTCTGCACCTCGGTTTGGCCACGGTTGACCTGTCCTCTGCCAGTGACTCCATCTCGAAGCAACTAGTTTTCGAACTGTTGCCTTTTAAATGGTGGTCATTGTTGGACGATATCCGTTCTCATAACGTTTTACTACCAGATGGTAGTACACATCACCTAGAGATGTTTTCATCGATGGGCAATGGTTTTACGTTTGAATTAGAGAGCCTAATCTTTTGGGCTCTAACTAGATCGATCGCTCGCATCACTGCGACGAAAGGTCGGATATCGGTTTATGGTGATGATATCATCTGCTCTTCCTCTATGGTACCTGCCCTCACCCAAATTTTTAATTGGGTCGGCTTCACGGTTAACACCAAGAAGTCGCACTGGACAGGTCCGTTTCGGGAGAGCTGTGGTAAGCATTACCATAACTCCTTGGACGTCTCCCCGTTTTTTATACGGGAACCCGTCAAATCGAAGACGGATATTATCCGGCTCCTTAACCGTCTCTTAGAATGGGACGGACGTGGTTTGGGTTTCTTTGTGAACTCAGAAGCGTGCTCCTTTCATCAGAAATGGGCTAAGGCGATACCCTACTCTTTACGCGGAGGCATTGACGTTGAGTCAATAACTTCCCTCGTAACCGGTCTCCCACCCATGAAGCGTCTACAACGACGTTCCACAAGTGGCGGCCGGCCTGAGTATGGTGCACTTCTCCACTGGTATACTACGAAAGAAAAGCAGCGATTAAGCCGCTCTTCGTACTTGCCAGAGGACACCCTCCCTGAGGGTGTAGAAGTGTTTCGCGATAACGAAGCTGTTAAGGAAAATCTTCCTTTCAGCGTGGACGATAAGATTGCGGGAATCTACGACATAGTAGATTTCCCGAGATACTCAGCATTAGCTGAGCAATCTTACAGTGAACGGACCGCATGGACGCCTTACTTAGTAGGGTGTTAAC